CCACCTCGGCGCATGAGTTTCCCTGAAATCCCCCAATCCCTGCAAGATCACTTCCGCGCCAAGGCCTGGGACGCCCCCGTCCCCTCCCCGAGCACGGTCTCCGATCTGCTCCGCCGGCTCGACCTGGCTGTGATCGACCACCTGAACCACGGCGGCACCTACGCCGCAGTCGAAGCGGCCTCCGAAGCCGTGCTCTCTCACCCCGAAAGCACCTGGACCCCCGACGTCCTGGCATATCGCATCCGTCAACTCCACTACCACTGATGTCTCTTCCCCTCTGCCCCTGCGACGCCCCCTGGACTGACGAGTACCGCGAGTCCCACCCCTACCGCCTGGACCCCGAGCACGACAACGACCCCGAGGACGACACCCTCTTAGAGGGTGACTCCCCCGCCTGGGCCGGCATCCGAACCCTGTTTGCAAACAAGCCTAACCAGAACCGGATAGGTTGACCCTACGACCAGTTCCGCCTAGGGTGGGCTCGGAGCCGACTCCCGGAGGGCTGCGCCTCCGTCATCAACGCAGACCACATCCCATCCACACGCGCATCGCGCTTCCTCTCATGCAGACCACCAATCGCGTCACCAACCAGATCGCCGTCAACGGCGCCCCTGAGCTGATGGTGTACGGCAAGTACCGCGACCAGGGCTACACCAACGAGCCCGTCGTCCTCCGCGCCGGTGGCGTCGCCATCCCCGAGCACGTCTCCCCCCACGACGCCCTCGCCATGGCCGATCTCGGCTTCACTGCCGAGAAGCGCCCCCTCGCCTTCCTGGGCCAGGACGGCTGGGTCGCCGACCCCAACCACTGCTCCATCGTCCGTAGCGACCGCGACGTCCTGCTTGGCACCTTCAAGTCCACCTATGAGGTGCTGCAGCACAACGCCCTCGCCACGGTCCTGGAGCGCCTCGGCTCCCGCGCCACCATCGAAAACGCCATCTCAATCCGGTCAGGCCGCAAGGCTTTCATCACCGCCCGCATCGCCACCGGCGCCTGCGGCGACGACCCCATCGTCCGCCACCTCCACCTCTTCAACTCGCACGACGGGTCCGCAGCATTCGGCGCCCTGTTCACCGACACCCGCCTGTTCTGCGCCAACCAGTTCGGCACCATCACCCGAGGCCGCACCGCCGAGACCCTGCTGCGCCACCCCCACACCGCTGGCGTCACCCGCTTCGCCGAAGAGCTCGCCACCCGCATCGACCTCGAGACCGGCCGCTTCCTCACCGAGTGCGAGGCCCTGTCCCGGCTGCGCTCCTGCCCCACCACCAAGGAGCTCACCGATCGCATCCTGCGCCACACCTTCTCTGACGAGCTGGCCAAGCCCATCGCCGACCAGCGCGGCGGTGAGAAGCGTGAGCGCACCGTCGAAGACCTCCAGTACCGCGAGGCCATCCGCTCCCACTTCCTCGACGGCACTGGCATCGCCACCGAGAGCGAAGACACGCCCTACAGCGTCTACCGACTGTTCAACGCCATCACCCAGGCGCTGACCCACGACCAGCCGCGCCGCGCCTCCAACCAGATCGAGCAGGCCCGCGCCCGCTTCGAGTCCTTGATGGGTGGCACCGCCGCTGCGCGAATCAACCGCGCCCGCGAGGCCTGCCTGGCTGTCGCCGCCTGACGCCGCTGGCAGGGCTTCCCAGGCGGATGGTGCAGCCCGTAAGTCCAGCCCCCACCGCCGCGGCAGGGAGCCCCCACCCCGTAAGTCCGCGACCCCGGGGTTCACCCCCTAAAACACCGCATTAACTCAGCCGTGAATGTCATTGTCACTGTCCCTAATCCGAGCATGATCGCCTGGCTCAAAGCCAAAGGCATAAACGCTGAACTACGCACCCGAGTCAAAACAAGCGACATCGCGCATCAGCACGTCGTCGGGATCCTCCCTCTCTGGCTGGCCGCCTACGCCGACTGCATCAGCGAGATCGCCATGCCCCGCCTTTCCCGCATGGACCGCACCCGCTTCAACGCAGGTGAACTCTCAGTCGCCGAGATGGACGATGCCGGAGCCTTCCTCGCCACCTACCGAGTGCGCAAAGACACCCGGCCGTTCTCGACGCCTTAGGGAAAAGCCCCGGATCTCACCCCGGGGCCGGATCATCCACACAAGCAGCGCTGTGACAACTGCTCATGCCAGGCCATCTTGCCACGCCCCTCCAACCGCGACCGTCGGCAGACTGGAAAGGACGGCGGAGCCGCCTGACCCGATCCGGTCACCTCCGCACCCCTCTGCCCCTATCCCCGGTCCCCGAGGCCGCAAGCGCATGGATTGCTCCATGGGTGGTCGTGCTGCGTATGCAGCTTACGAACTCGTGTGCGTTGCTACAGGAGTTCCGCTTTATTCCACCTACGCCACCCGTGACGAAATCATCCAGGCCAACCGCAACCTGCGAAACAGAAACGTCCCCTCGCGTTTCTATCCACGAGGCACGTTTGCCATGCCCAACCTCCACACCCCGGCGTCCCCGCTTCGTGCTGCGTAGCGACGGAGGCTTCCTCGCCGCTTCGCACGCCATCGAAGGTCCACCCATCCGCACCGTCGCCGATCCTCGCGACGCTTCCGGCTTCGTCGACTACGTCTCCGCAGTACGCCGCGCCCAGGCCCTTTACCAGCTTGGGTGGCGCAATCTGCGCATCATCGAAACATTCATCCCCTAATTATCTAAGCAAATGTCGAACTCTTCGTTCTGGTCGACCCTTGCCGACTACGCCTCCGAGCTCGCTCCTGTCGCCGGCCCCCTGCTCGCCGCTGTCTCCGACACCGCGGCAGCGATCGACCGCGCCGGATCTTCGACCCGCGCCCTGCGCGGCAGTTCCGCCGCGCTCAACACCGCGCTTCTCCCTCCGATCGACGTGCCCGCCACGCCCGCACCCCCGCGGCGCCCCCGAGCCCGGAAGCCAAAAGCCACCGCCACGAATGCGTAGCCCCCGTCCCATCGACAACGACGCCGCCTTCCTCGCCCGGGCCCAGGCCATGTGCCCCACTAAGGCGGCGTTTTCCACCCGCGCCGAAGCGGTCACCCAGATCCGCCGCGCCGGCCACCCCGGCGAGCCCTACTCCTGCCCCTGGTGCCACTACTGGCACATCACCACCCATGACCGAGCTCGTTCCAAGGCATTTCGCCGGCGACTCAGCCGCCTCATGCGTGGCTACGCCGTCAACCCCTGACACCCCCGCCGGCGCGGTCTTCCTCCGCGACTACTTCTGTCGGCTGGTCCTGAGCCACTCCCCCGAGGACTTCACCTCGAACGTCTACCGCATCGTCCACGCACTGCCCATCGGCAGCTGCTGGACGGGCGAAGCGATCCGCCTCCAGTGCCAGGCCCTCGGCGTCACCCCCCGGCACCACAACGCCTGGGGGGCCGCCATCAAGTACTGCATCACCGGCGGCCTCCTCACCGAGACCGGCCGCTTCCCCCGCATGCGCACCCGCCGCTCCCACGCCCGCCGCAACCCCGAGTACATCCGCGTCTCACACTCATGACCCCTGAGCTGACTCTCGCCCTCCGCCGCAGCTGCACCGCCCGCGCCCACGTCTACGGCGCCGAAGCCCTGATCCTCGAGAAGCAAGCCGCTGAGCTCCTCACCACTGCGGCAGCGGCGCGACGCCGCTACTACCGAGAGCTCGCTGCTTGCGACACCCTGGGAGGACACCCGAGCCCGTTCACCGCCCTGGGAGAAGCGAAATGAGCACCGATCGCATCCGCGCCGCCTTGCAGGCTCTCACCGAGCTCGAAGGGCACACGCTTGTCGACTGCACCGCTGACTGGGCTGAAGCCATGATCGAGGCCCGCGCAGCCTTGGCCCAGCCAGGGGCCGAGGTGGTGGGGCCGACGGATGATGAGCTTCTTCGCATTGCCGCCAGCGCGATCGACCCATACGAAAGCTGCGGCATCGCCATCGGCGAATACGAGGCTGAAACCGAGTCTGCCGTCGAGGCGTATGGCAGCGAGCTAATCGCCTATGCCCGCGCCGTCCTGCAGCGCTGGGGCGGCGCATCATTCACGCCGATTCCATCGGGCGAGACGACGCCAATGCGAACTGTTGAGCATGGTGGCCGCAGCTATCTGGTCCCCGAGTCCGCCAGCCCGACCGATGAGGACGCTGTAGCGCTGTACTCAGTAGTGATGGCGTTGCATGATTGCCAGACACTCGGCGACATGGCAGGGAACTTCGCCCGCGCCGTCCTCGCCCGCTGGGGCCACCAGCCCGCGCCACCGGCGGAGGGGGAGGTGGGGGAGGTGGTGGCCGATGAGCTGGTGCGACAACTGCGCACAAAGGCCGCGACCGAAAAGGCCAACCGCTGCCACTACTCCGCCATCCTGCTCACCCGCGCCGCCGACCTGCTGGAGCAGCGCCACCCCGCGCCCGTGCCGGTGAATGAGCATCCGTGGAAGCGTGACCGGTGGTGTGACGATGAAGATCGCTGCTGGTGCTTTAACCAGTGGGATTTGCAATGGGAGCTTGAGAATTACACCAGTGGAGCCCATTGGTGCGAATGGATGCTCCCCTTCACCGCCCTGCCGCTGCCGCAGGGGGAGGTGGAGCCATGAAGGGCTACGACATTCAGTTCGGCGCCCTGTGCGACGACCTTGAAGTCCAGCTGCAGCGCCAGGGCCTCACTCTGGGCAATCGAGCCGAGCGCACTCAGCGATGGGCTAACGAGATCACCAGCCTCAGGATTCACGGCCTCCTCACCGAGGCCGAAAGCGACCGCGCCAGGAGACGCCTGTGGAAGGAGCTGACCCAGGCCGTCAAGCCGCTGCCTGCGGGTGAGGTGCAGCCATGACCTGGCCTATCTGGATCGACTCCAACGGAGGCAACATTGGCCGCTTCAACTGGATCAACACCGACAGCCGCCGCACCTGCAGTAGCTGGACCTTCTGGGGTGACTGGTGGTGGGGACGATGACCAGCCAAACCCGCGCCGATCGCAGCCTTGACGAGTTCACCGAGGGCGCTTACCGGGGTGAACGCCACACCAGCATCCGCCACGGCCTGGCCCGTGTGCTGCGCCACCTGGCTGACACCGAAGCCGACCGTGCGGAGAGGGGTGATGGCTGATCTCTCCCCCGCCGCGCAGGCGGTGCTCGACGCCACCAAGGTCAAGTTCTACGAGAGCCCACCCACCGCCGCCGAGCTGGCAGCCTGGATCCTCCGCGCCCTGGCCGACCACGAGCCGGCACCCATCACCCTGGGCCAGCCGATCGACCACTGGAGCCCCGATGAGCGCACCAGGCGGGAGCTACGGAACATCGCGGAGGAGCTGTGGAGCCTCTAACCGACCACGAACCCCCACTTGCGATTGCGACGCATTCTCAACAGCCCTGAGACCGTCGCTATTCTCTAAGCGTATAAGCCCCCGAGATAATGCCCCCACGTCAGCGCGGTGTAGACGATCTCACCGATCGCGAACGTCACGCCGTCAAGCTGCTCGCCCGTGGCAAAACCACCCGCGAAGTTGCCACCAAGCTCAACGTCACCGAGCGCACCATCTACGCCTGGCGCCAACGCCCTGCAGTGCAACGCGCCATCTTCCAAACCCAACAAGAGCTAATCGACACTGGCCAGGGCCAGGGCATCGATGTCGTCCCCGAGGCCGTCCAGACCCTGGTCGCGATCATGAACGACCCGGAAGCCCGTGCCTCCGACCGCATCGCCGCCAGCCGCGCCCTCATCTCCGGCGCCCACGCCTACCAGGAACGCAAGCTGCTCGAGCGCACGATCTCCGACCTCGAGACCCAGCTCTACGGCCGCCTCCTCGACCCAGACGAATCCCCCGAGGACGGCGACCCCGAGGACTTCGTCGACGTCACCGCTGAGGACAGCGGCGAAACCCTCGGCGCATGACCGCATCGCTGGCCCAGCTGCAACGTCGCGTCGACCGCCTCCGCCTCGAAATGGAGCGCCGCGCTGCGCGTGCGTCGCGCTTCCGTGGCAACACTCCGATCTCGGAGCTGCCCCGCGTCAACGCCTGGCCCGAGTTCGCGAGACGCACCTGGATCCGCACCTCCGGCACCGTCGCGCCGTTCAACCCTTACGAGTACCAGATCGATCTGGTGCGCTCTATCAACGAGCACCCCAATACCATCATCAACAAGTCTCGGCAGCTTGGCGCATCCGAGACGATCTGCTCCTATCTCCTATGCCGGGCCCTCACCGAGCGCGGTTTCGCCGCCGTCGTCTTCTCGAAGACCCAGGCCGATGCCTCCGAGCTCGGCCGCCGCGTCCGCGCCATGGCCAACTCCATCGAGGGTGAGCAGCTGCGCTACCTGACCGACTCGAACACGCAGATCGCCATCGAGGGCCGGGGCACGCTGTACTTCCTTCCCGCGTCGCCCCGCGCCGCCCGGGGCATCCCGTCGTGCTCGGTGCTGTTCCTCGACGAGGCGGCCTTCCTCGACGGCGCCGCCGAGATCTACCGCGGCGCCATGCCCACGCTCTCGATGGTGGGCGAAGCCGCCAAAGTGATCGTTACCTCGACGCCGGACACCGAGCTCGACTGGTTCGGCCAGCTCTGGCACCAGGGCACCCCACCCGACTGGTACGACTACGTCTTGCAGCGCGACATCCGTGGGCTGAACCACCGTCTCGCGCAGATCGCCGACGACTGGAACCGCGTCGCCATCCACTGGTCCCAACACCCGATCTACGGCGCCTCCCCGGACTGGGCGCGCAAGACTCGTGAGTCTCGCCGCATGACGCAGGCAGCCTGGGACTCCGAGTACGAGCTCCGCTTCGGCGCCACCGACACCCAGATCTATCCCCCCGAGCTCGTCCGCCGCGCCGCCCGCGGCGCCTGGCGCGAATGCGGCTCCGTCGGCCGGTCCTACGTCATCGGCATCGACCCCAACGCCGGCGGTCGCGACTACTTCGTGGCGATGGTCATTGACATTACCGAAACGCCCTACGAAGTCGTCGCGATGTACCGAGAAAATGGTAAAAGCACTGACTACAGCCTGCGCAAAGTCAAAGACCTCATCGAAGACTTCATGCCCCAGCGCGTCATCGTCGAGAAGCAAGCCATGGGCTCCGTCATCGCCGAAGCGCTCCAGGGCATCCTCCCCGAGTACGCCATCGAGACCTTTGTCACCTCGCGCCCTTCCAAGAACGTGGCGACAGACCGGATTCTCTACCTGCTCGAGCGCGACGAGCTGATCTACCCACCCGGCCCCATCGTCGACGAGCTCCGCGCCTTCCAGCAGAAGGAGTCCGGCGTCCGCGAGGCTGCCTCTGGGGCGCATGACGATACTGTTATGGCGTTGAGCTTCGCCTGCTCGCTCATCCCCGAGACACCCAACACCGCGGGGTTCTTCGCCCATATCTGATCCCCCGAGGGCGGCATCCCCCGACCCCGGGGAATTGGAATCTCCTGCGTAGACCCCGCAATCTCCGCTTCGCACCCCGGAATCTACGCAGCGCACCCCGCAATCTCCTACGCAAAACGCGGAATCTATTTTTGTATGTTCGCGGCGTAGAGCAGCAGCCCTACACTTGAAACCCAGGATCTCGAGCCGAAGTGACAGCCTCATTCCGAGAAATACCGGAAACTGAGAGGCTCGATGGTGCCTTAGTCAACGTGCTCACCGGAATGGGCACAGCGGCTCGCGACAAAAGCGTATACACCACTGTCACACCGACCGCTTTCCTTACTCAGTCCGACCTCGAGGCTCTTTACGCACACGGCATTCCTAGACGTTTCGTCGACGCAATCGCCGACGCAATGCTCCGTCACCAATGCACCATCACCCTCGGTGGCGATGCTGCGGCCAACGCGCAAGACACGATCAGCCGTTTCGAGGAGTACCTCAAGGTCACCCAGTTCCACAGGGCCCTCTCCGAAGTCATCAAGCTGCAGCGCCTGTACGGCGGCGCCGGCCTGGTCCTGCTCATTGACGACGGTCTCCCCGAGAGCGAACCCGTCGACATGCAGCGCATCCGCGCCGTCCGCGGCTACATCCCGATGTCCCGCTGGGAGCTGGTCCCGTCGGACGTCAACATCACAGACTGGTCGAAGCCCACGCACTACCGGCTGACCACCTCGCAGAAGATCGTCCCCGACCAGACAGGCTCCTACGTCGACGTTCTGGTGCATCACACCCGGGTGGCCCGCTTCGACGGGCTGTACCTGCCCTGGCGCATCCGCTCCCGCAACACCGGCTGGGGCATGCCCGTGCTCCAACTGATGTGGGAGAGCTTCAAGCGCTACGAGTCCGCGCTTTCCGGCCTCGAGACGATGACGTCCGACGCCGACCTGTTCGTCCACAAGATCCCGGGCCTGTTCCAGCGGATCGCTTCCGGTAACGAAGCCGATCTCCGCAAGCGCCTCGAGGCCAACAGCCTGAGCCGCTCGGTCTACGGAGGCATGGTCGTCGACGTCGAGGAGGACGTCCAGTTCCTGGCCCGCGCCCTGAGCAACATCTCCAGCGCGACGGATCCCTTCGTCAAGGACCTCCAGGCCGCCACCGGTTGGCCCGCCTCGATCCTGATGGGCGACTCGCCCGGCGGCCTCGGCAAGGAAGGCCGCTTCGAGGAGCGCAGCTGGGCTGGCCTGGTCGAAGCCTGGCAGGACGTCTACTGCCGCGAGCCGATCACCGAGGTCTTCTCCTACATCCTCGCCTCGCGGGAAGGCCCTCTCCGCGGCAAGCCCCCTGAGTCCTGGTCCGTCCACTTCCCCTCGGTGTACACCGAGACCGACGAGGAGAAAGCCGCGCTCCGCACCCAGATCGCTGGCGTCGACATCCAGTACATCAACTCCGGTGTGCTCAACGCCATCGAGGTGCGCGAGTCCCGCTTCGGAGGCACCCAGTGGACGATGGAGACGACGCTGAACGAGACCATCTCCGAACAGATCGAGGCCCAGGCGGAGATGCAGTTCCAGCAGCAGGCAGCGAATTTCGAAGCCCAGATGCAGGCCGCCCAGCAAGGTGCCATGGGTGCGCCAGGCGCCGAAGGCATGCCCCCCGAGGGCGGCGCCCCTGAGATCTCCCCCGCTGACGTACTCGGTGGAGAACCACCGGAACCTGACGCAACGAAGCGCAAGCCACTGACGTTCGACAGCTACGAGGCCCAGGGTCTGCGGATCCGTGTTTCGCACGAAGCGGGCGACATTCGCGCTGGTTTCCTCGTCGGGCCCGACGGTCAGCGCACCGATTCCAGCGCCGCGGCGCCTCTGATGGTGTTTGGCCCGCATCGCACCCGGGTGTACCGCCTGTACCGCGCACGCTTCGACTCCCCCGAGGGC